AGCGTTGGCGTCGTGAACATAGACGGCCAGGACGTGATCCTGGACGGCCTTGATGCCATGTACGTGAGAGCACAGCAGCAGGGCGACATGAAGCTCGTGCAACTCCTTGAGCACCGCGCAGAAGCACACAACGGCGGCCCTTGCCACTGCAAGGAGGACTAAGGCCGCCCCCAGATCCTGGTGCCGGGCGTCAACGCGGCCCGTGCCGACCCCGCCCGCAGTTCTCAAGGCCCATTTGCGCCTCCGGGCCACCGCGGCGGTGGACGCACGCAGGAGCGAAGGCAGGAGCAGGGCGGCCCACCTTTCAGTTGCCCGTTACCGACTGCTGCCTGCGCCCGGTACCACTTACCCCCAAGGAGGCCTGATGGCTGAGCGCAAGCCGTGGATCTGCCCTCGCTGCGATGCCGTCGTGGCACCGCACGTCGATACCCACCGCTGCGGCCCGGATGGTGGCGTGAAGGCCGTGCTTGGCGGCGGCGATGACCCTGGGCCCATCTCGGTCACGGGCAGCGCCTGGCCGCAGACATGGACCTCCACCACCACTACGAACATCCCTGGAGGGGTGGTGACCACCACTGGCTGACGATGCGGCCGAACTCGCCCGCCTGCGCCGCAAGCTCCGCGACGCGCGGACGGATCTGCGCGAGGCCCGCACTGAGCTGGCCCGCCGCCCGGCGGAGACGGGCATGGAAGACCTCGGCCCGGACGAGATCCGCCACCTGTACGCCCAGTTCGAGCCACCCACCGGAAACCCCTGCACCCAGTGCGGGAAGATCCACCCCGGTCCCTGCCAGACCTGCGGTGGGCTGCACGGCCGGGAATGCCCGCGGGTGCGCTCGGTCGAGTTCACGATGCAGGGCGACCGGGTGATGATCCGCAAGGTCACCTACTGGCACGACTGGGACGACTCGGGCATCATCTTCGCCGACCAGTTGCCGCCACCACCGGACGGGGGCTAAGACCGCGCCTTCCTGCCTGACCTGCACCCCGCCCGCCTGCGGGTTGCCCGCGAACATGAGCGCGATCTTCGGCTCGCTGCGCCCATTGCCGCCCGACGGTGCGACGGCGAACGTGAACTCAAGAGGTTGCCTCACCGTGTACTCGCGGTAGGCACCGCCGGGCCATTCCATCCGCAGCACGATCAGCGACGGCTCCGGTTCGGTCGACACGACGGTGCCGTCCTCGTGCACCACGGGCGGATCGGTCAATTGACAGCCTGCTTCCGCCAGTCAGAGGCCCACTGGAAATCGAGCCCGGCCAGCCGGGCGCATTCCTCGTCCTCGGGACGGTCGCCGACCATGAGCCCCATGTACGGCGGGTAGAACTCGCCGTGCTGCTGCGCCACCTCAAGTGCTGACTCGATGATCAGGCCGGGTGAGGGCTTGCGGCACCAGCAGCGGGCCATCTCGGGGTGTTCTGCCCTGGGGTGGTGGACGCAGAACGCGATCTTGTCGAACAGCCGCTCTGTCCTGGCGTAGGTCACGCCCATCGCCGCCGCGACCTTGTCGTAGGACACAAGGCCGAGTGCGACACCACCCTGGTTGCTGACGCCGATGATCCGGCCACCATCTTGCTTCCAGCGGCGCATCATCTCCAGCGCCTCCGGGAAGACCACCACGTCCTCGGGGCCGTTGACGAACCGGCCCAGCTCGTCCTTGCCGTGGCGGACGGTGCCATCCAGGTCCAGGTACAGGACGGGTACCGCACGGTCGGGAACGATTGGCCTGGGGGGCATTCTCTGAGCCTAACTATCAGGAGGGGCAGTTGAGCACCACATACACGCCGAACCCGTCTACGACCGCAGGTGCTGGTGACGTGATGGGTGCCCCCGTCCGCCTGCCCGCGATCTTGTGCTGCACCTCGGGGGAGGTGTTCTGCGGGAAGACGTGGGTGGCGAACACTCAGCGCCAGTTCGTGGAGCGCGCGGCCGACAAGCGCAAGCACGAGCAGTCGTGTGCCGGTGGCCTCATCGTGGCACGGGGCTAGCGGCGTCACCGTCGCGCAGCGCCCGCTCAAGCGCACGGACACTGAACGAGTCCGTGTCGCCGGGCAGGGGATGCCAGATGTCGCCGCCGTTGCTGGCCACCGGCTGCGGCTGGGCGGCCATGGCTGGTGCGGGAGCTTTGCGGTGCTTGCGCTCGGGCTTGCCGATCAGGTACGCCACCGCGCATGCGAACACCGTGACCGCGACGAGAACGAACGTCCAGGGGACAGCCCAGGCGGCCCACCAGGGCCAGTTTGCGACCCAGTCGGCGAAGCCCCCGGTATGCACCATAAACGGGCCGGCGTTGTTCAGTGGGGGCTGGTAGGTGATGGCCCCGGCCGGCATGGTCGGTGCTGCGGGTGGGGCGGCAGCGGGAGTGGCTGCCCAGGGCCTGACCCAGGCTGCGGCACCGGCGGCGAGCAGGAATCCCGTCGCGACCAAGGTGAAGCCAGCCCAGGGGCCGTACCCCCGGGTTTCCTCCTCCTGCTCCTGTTCCTCCATGATTCGCTCCCCCCGCTTTACCCTTGCATTACGTTTCGTGTCTTTACGGCTACGCGCAGGCTAACGGCAGGCGAAGATCAGCGTGGGCGTTCGGGAGGAGTGAACAGATGTCTGCCCCCGGGGCTACATCGCAACTTGCGATACAGATGTCAGGAACCACGCGTCTTCGGGGTGCAGTTCGAGCCGTCGTTCCGGGTGCCCGCTCATCCAGTGCAGCGTGAGCAGCGCCAAGTCGGAGCACGGGGGATCGCGCGGCATCAAAGTGCCGCAGGTGGCGCAGCGCAGCCATCCCCGTGGGGCGCTCATCGTGGTCTCTTCGGTTTCAGGTCGATGATCTCGATCGGCACAGGCGGCAGCCGCCGTAGGAGGTCCATCGTCCTCTCCGCCTCACGCATCCGCATCTCGGCTGCGGCGGGCGACGGCGAGCCGTAGAGCATGCACCGGATGACGCGTCCCGCAGTGGTGCGGTCTACGCCCTCGTCCTCAAGGATCACTTCCAGCCGGGTCAGCATGTCCCGCAGCAAGGCGCGCTCAAACTGCCACGTGGCGTCCATCGCCTGATCATGCGGATGGCCAGCGCGGCGGAAGTAGTCCTCGATGATCCCGTCCGCATAGCTCATGCCCCCCCTCCCCAGTGCTCAGCCCAGCCTGCCCGGTGCCTGTGGCCCGACGCGACGTGCTGGATCGTCTTGCATGGCCACGGGTCAGCTACCCATAGCTCTTCATAGCCGTCCCGGTCAGTGAGGCACACGAGGCACCGGGGCCGGTCCGGCGCACCAAACTTCCCGGTGGTATCGAACTGGTGCTCGTCCAGGATGGCTAGTTCCACCTCACACCGGGCAATGACGTCCTGCGGGTCGTTCAGGGCCATGTGGACTGCGATCTCGCCAAGCGTGCCCACGATGATCGCGTAGTCCGGGTCGGCGGCATCAACCAGGAAGTCGCCGCCGAATGGCGCTTCCCAGGCTGGGTGGGTTCCGTCGGCCTGTGCAGCTGCTCGCGCCGTCTCCAGCCGCGCCTGCACCTGCTCCCGCAGCCACTGGACCGCCTTAACATCCACCTCTGACATTCTCCCGCACCTTTCTCCGCGCCCGGCTTGCCGCCGCGCTGGCGCCCCATTAAACTCCGGTGCGAAGAGGTGTGGTATCCGCGCAGGCGGGACCGCGCCTTTCTTGCTGCCGGGGACTGCCACCATCCTCACCTAGCCACGTCCGGGGGGTGAGCAGGTGGCTGCTGACCCCCGCGCCGTGATGCGTGCGCTCAAGGCCACCGCGCCGGCGCCGTCGATGGGCGGGTACGGCAACAACCCGGCGCCCTACGTCGGGCCCGGCCCGAGCCCGCTGGTGGCGTCCTACAACGAGTCGTTCGGCGCGCACCAGTACGGCACGAACGCCGCGCTGCCCAGGGACTGGCGCACGTTCCTCGGCGGCATGTTCGGCCCGCTGGCCCCTATCCAGCCGGTGCCGATCGACGTCCCCGAGCCGGGGGCTGAGCGGCCCGAGCCGCGCCGGTACGAGTACCCGGTCTCCTACAACATGCCGGGTTTCCAGCCTGGGCAGCAGGGCGTCGGCAAGCTCGCCTCGTTCTCCACGCTGCGCCAGCTGTGTGACCTGTACTCGGTCGCGCGGGCGTGCATCGAGTTGCGCAAGTCCGAGCTGCGGTCGATCGCGTGGGACATCGCGCCGACCGCGCAGGCGGCGAAGGCGATGCGCGGCGACCACAAGGCCGCGGCCGACTTCGCCGAGCGCCGCGACAAGGTGATCCGGTTCTTCCGCAAGCCCGACCCTGAGCAGTACGACGACTTCACCGGCTGGTTCAACGCCATCCTCGAGGAACTGTTCGTCACCGACTCGATCAGCCTCTACGCGCAGCCGTCCAGGCTCGCCGGCAAGGGCCTGATGGGGACGTCCATCGCGGCGCTGGACCTGATCGACGGTGCGCTGATCAAGCCGCTCGTGACGGTCCGCGGCGGCCGCCCCACGCCCCCGAACCCGGCGTTCCAGCAGTTCGAGTACGGCGTGCCCCGCGTGGACCTGATGACCCTGATCGAGGAGCAGCGCGACGGTGCCGCGCCCGATGAGGAACTGACGGCGGAGTACCGCAGCGACCAGCTCATGTACATGCCGTTCACCAAAAGGGTGTGGACGCCGTACGGCATGAGCTTCATCGAGCGTGCCCTGGTGCCGGTCATGACGGGCCTGAACAAGCAGGAATGGCAGCGGCAGTATTACACCGAGGGCACCGTCCCGGCCGTGTACATCTCGCCCGGCGACACGTCCATGACCCCCTCCCAGCTGCGGGAACTCCAGGACGCGCTGAACGCCATCGCCGGCGACCAGGCGTGGAAGCACAAGATCATCGTCCTGCCGGGCGGCTCGAAGATCGACCCGCAGAAGTCCACCGTCCTCGCCGACGACTTCGACACCCTGGTGCAGATCCAGACGTGCATGGGTTTCGACGTGCAGCCGTTCGAGGTCGGCATCATCCCCCAGCTGTCCGCCGCCGCCGCCTCATCCGGGTCGGCCCGCCAGACCGTCACCGCCCAGGTCGGCATCCGGGACCGCAAGTCGACCGTCCCGATCCTGCTGTTCTTCAAACTCGCCCTGTTCGACCGGATCATCCAGACGGTCTGCGGCCAGTGGGACATGGAGTGGCAGTGGGACGGCATGTCCGAGGAGCCGGACGCCGCGACCCTCACCCCGGTCCTCGCCCAGCAGGTCGAGGTTGGCCTCGCGTCGATTGACGAGGCGCGCAAGGAACTGGGCCGCGACCCGTGGGGCCTGGAGATCACCTCCGACCCGGGGTGGGCGACGCAGTGGGGCGGCCTGGTGCCGCTCACCGGCGTCACGAACGCGACCGCGCAGCCACTCGGCGGCGCACCCGGCCCCGGCGGCCCCGGTGGCCCGGGCGGCAAAGGCCCGGCGGGCGCGCTGGCCCTGCCCGGCGGCACCCCCCAGGCCGGCGGCCCGAGCGTCGCGCCGACGGTGCCACGGAACCGGCTGTCGTCCGGCCAGCGCCACCAGCAGGCCCAGGCCGTCAGCCACGCGCAGCGTTCCACCGGCCCAACGGGCACGCCGGCGCACGCGGGGGCCGCGTCCGCACACCGGGCCAAGACTGCCAAGACGGCAGGCGGGGAGCCGTCACCGGTACGCAAGGCGATCACAGCAGCGCTGCTCGCCGGTGATGTGCCGGTGACCGCCGATGCTCCCGCCGCAGGTGTCAAGCCGGCGCTGCGGGAACTGGGGCTGCTGCGAGCCCATCTGCGCCGGGGGGGCGCCGTAAGCTCGTGGCAGCCCCGCTCCATCGGCCAGGGTGCCCTCGCGCAGATCAGCGAATCCCTGGCCAAGGGTGTGGGCGTCGACCTCGCGTGCGACCTGGCCAAGGCCACCATCGCGGGCGTTGCGCCGACAGTCAAAGGCGGTACGCCGGGCCTGACGCCGCGCTCGGGGATGATCTCCCTGGACCTGCCGGAAGGCACCGTCCAGCCCCTGCCGGGTGGCGTCACCGACCACCACATCACCGTGGTCTACCTCGGCCCGGACGTGCGTGACGAACTGTTCGCCCAGGCGTGCACCGAAGCCAGGAATGCGGCAGCAGGGATGAGCGGCCCGCTCGCGGGCGAACTGTCCGGCATCGCCACCTTCCCGGCCAGCGCCAGCAGCGACGGCAAGGTCCCCGCCTACATCCCGGCGCACGTCCCCGGCGCGCAGATGCTGCGGGCGGACCTGGAGCACCTGTCCGCCAGCGAGCACAAGGACTGGCGTCCCCACGTCACCCTCGCCTACCTGGACGAGGGGGAGCCCCTCCCGGCCCCGCTGGCACCCCGGCCGGTGGTCTTCACCCACCTGTCAGTGCACCGCGGCAGCGAGGTGCAGCGGTTCCCGATCGGCGACGCGGCGGTCAAGGGCAAGAAAGGCCTGCGCGCGGCTGGGCTCGTGGTGCGGGCGGCCGACACCGGGCGCATCCTCATGCTTCAGCGCGCCGTCGATGACGGCGACAACGCCGGCGGCCTGTGGGAGTTCCCCGGCGGACGGCTGGACGAGGGTGAGAACGCGCTCGAGGCCGCTTTCCGCGAGTGGAGCGAAGAGGTCGGCGTGGCCGCGCCTGACGGGGACCTGGACGGGCTGTGGAACGCCTCCAACGGCCGCTACCGCGGCTTCGTGCTCACCGTCCCGTCCGAGGATGCCGTCGACGTCTTCGGGGACCGCGATGAGGTGGCCAACCCCGACGGCGACCCGGACGGCGACACAGTTGAAGCACTCGCCTGGTGGTACCCGGAGCAGATCAAGGACAACCCGGCGGTGCGGCCGGAGCTTTCGGCGGACGCGAAGCTGATCCGGCGGGCGCTGTCCAAGTCGGCGCAGACGCCGGTCGTCTCCACGGTCCACCATCCGCTCGGCCACGAGGGCCTGTGGCACACTCCCGACAGGCACGTCCCATCCATGCAGCAACTCCCCGCCTACCATCAGAACACTGCGCGGGCGCTCATGAGGGACGAGGGGTACAGCGAATCCCACGCTATCGCTACCGCGATTCAGGCGATTCGCGAGTGGAAACACGGGACCGCTTTCGGCGGCAAGGTCAAGGTCACCCCGCAGGTTCAGCAGGCCGCCACCCGTGCGGACGCCGAGTGGGAGAAACTCAAGCGGTCGCACGCCGGCGGCTAGGCCCGCTGCGGCTTGGATGTCAGGTGCCAGCTTGAGCACTTGCCGCACTGGTAGACGTCGATCCAGCCGGGGCAGCCGCTGTAGCGCAGGTATGTAACGCCCTGGCCGCCCTTCCTGGCAGCCTTCTTGTCTGGGTAGGCAACTTTGCCACTTGGGCACGGTCCTTCGCGGGCCTGGGCCTCGGCCCAGAGCTTTGGAAGTTGTTCCGTAGGTATTTTCTTGTACCGCCGCACGAACTCACGGCAGGCTTCTGAGCATCGCAGTTGCCCGTCGGTGGCTGGCTTAAAGGCCTTGGTGCAGACATCACAGAAGGCCCATCGGCGGAGCGTGAAGTCCTCAAGGGCGGCGCGCATCGCCCACGCGCAGGCGGTGGGAACCCAGATGCCACGGGCCGGATGTTCTGCCAGGCCTTCGTTTGCCGCGGCGCGAAGTGCATCACCCAGCCTGCGCGGTGCCATCCGCCCTTCAAGGTACTTGAAGACCTCGGCGGTTTTCAGGGGAGCGCTCGGATTCATATGCTCCCAGGCCGTTAGCAGCGCATGCGTGGCCCAGATTACCTTTTCCGGAAGTTCGTGTTCCTTGCGGCCCACTAGGCCTCCTTTCCCGTCAGGGACAGCGGCAGCCGGGACATCGCCTGCCGGGCCGCCACTACACCGTCCGGTGTAATCCGGTAATACTGGCGGGCCCGGCGCCCCTCCTTGTGCTCGTCAATGTCCTCCCATCGCCCGGTGACCCATCCGGCCTGTTTCATCTGCTCCAGCAGGGGATAGGCGGCCCCGCTGGCCAGGCCGGTCTGCTGCATGACCTGGAGGCCGTACACCTCACCCTCGGGGGCTTCCATCAGGACGGCGACGACTTCCAGGATGCGCAGGGTCATTCGGGCCATGTAGAAAAGTTTACCCAGGGCTATGTAAATAAGCCGCCGCGACACGCCGGGGTGGTGTCAGGCCATGACGGGAGCGGCAGTGGATTCCATCGTCTGGGCCTCCGCCCTCGTAGCGATCGTCGCCCTCGTCTGCGGCACAGTGATCGTCGTCAGCCTCAAGGGCTAGTGACCTGACGGAGGGGTGACGGCCCGTGGAGCCTGACGGGCCTGACCTGGAGCTAGCCGTCACCCGCATGGGTGCCCTCCTGCTCGGCCAGGACGCTGCGAAAGCGGCGTTCATGAACCAGCAGTGGCCCGGCTGGTTCTCCGACCAGCAGCTGGCCGCCGAGCAGGCGCAGAAGCTCGCCTCCGCCCTCGCCGCGGGCGTGAACGTGGCGCTCGTCGCCCAGGGCTGGCTGGGCAGCAGAGGCCTGGTGCCCCGCCACCGCCGCGGCGTCCCGAAAAAGCGCAAGAAGAAGAAGCGCCGGCGTAGCAGCGGCGGGGCACCGGCACAGCAGCCACCGCCACCGCAGCAGCAGACCACCACCCGGCCTGCGCCGCGGCAGTTCCTGAACGGGCTCGGCGTCACGGCCGCGCTGTTCGCCATCCTGGTGGCGATCCTCGGCGCCCTGTGGGCCGCCGCGTTCGCGCTCGGCTGGGCCTCAGCCATCGCCGTCCTCGGTGTCGGCGAGGTGGAAGGCGCCGAGGCCGCGCTCGAGGAACTGATCATCGCCGGGCAGCAGCGGATCGGCTGGATACTCCAGACCCGCATGTCCCGGATCCAGCGGGTCCTGACCCAGGCGCTGCGTGAGGGCTGGGACGGCGACCGGCTGGCGCAGGCCATCAATGACATCCTCTCTAGCCTTGTTAGCGCCCTCTTGGTCACCCAGACAGAGGTCACCTGGGCGTCCGGCTGGGCGGCGTTCGCCGTCTACCAGGCCGCCGGGGTCAAGTGGATACGCTGGCAGACCCGCAACGACTCGCTTGTGTGTGCCCGCTGCATGGCTAACCAGAAAGCGAGCCCGGTCCCGCTCGGATCTGTGTTCCCCAGCGGCCAGAAGACAGTCCCCGCCCACCCACGGTGCCGCTGCTCGATCTTGCCCGCACAGGCCCCGCCCCCGAAGGGGGAGCCGCAGCGGTGAGCGAGATGGCGGGGATCGAGCGCCCGCTCATCCCGTGGTGGATGCCGGTTCCCGGCGACGGCGAACCGGGGGGTGGTCAAGGTCTGCACGGACTGCGGGTGCCTCGTCCCTTCCACCGATCACGGCGACCCTGGGCATCTCGTCCTGGCCGACATTCAGCGTGCCGCCTCAGCGTCCGGGCTGCCGCTCCTGGAAGCCGCCTGGAACATTCCCCGCACCATCGCCGCCGCCACCCAGGACGGCGGCTGGCCGCCTGAACAGGACCCGCTGACCCACCGCCCCACCCTGGTGTGGGACGTGGACGGAATCCTCGCCTTCACCGCCGAAGCCCTCTGCCAGGCGCTGAACGCCCGGTTCGGCACCACCTACTCACCCCAGTCGCAAGGCTTTTTCCCCGGCACGCTCCGCACCGACCGCCTCCCCGATGCCCAGGGCGCGTGGATCGCCGCCGAGCACCGCCAGCCAGCGTTCGCCGCCACCGAGGCACCCGACTTCCGCGCACTCGGCACGCTCAATGACGCACATGAGGCCGGGTACGAGTGCCTGATCACCACCGAGCGCCACCCGTCGCTGCAAGAGGCGACGGAGCAGTGGCTGCACGACTGGGGCGGCCCGGCGGTTGAGGTGAACGCGGTCGGCCACGGCAACAAGCCCGCGTTCATGGCGCAGCGCTACGGCGAGAGCCACCCGGCCGTGCTCATTGATGACGACCCGCTCAAGGCCGTGAGCGTCCCCCGCCCCGGTGTGCAGGTGTGGATGCCGCTCCGGCCTTACACCGAGGGCGTCAGGCGCAGCGGGTCACGGCTGTACGCCTCCTACCCGGTGCTGCGCTACTGGCTCGGCCTCGGGCCTCAGCCCTAGATGAACCCGGCTCCGCGTGCGCCACGGGACCGGGGCACTTCATCGAGGTGCGGGGCAGCAGGGAGCCAGTCAGATCGGCTCTGGCCGCCGGGCGGGACTCTGGGGCGAGGTCACTGGAGCACCTGTCACCCGCTGGCACACACCCGCACTGCCCATCCCTGAACGCCGCCCCTAGTGGGAGCTTCCGGTCAGCTTACCGACTCCCTGGAGGTGGCCCGTTGGATGTCAGCGATGCCCGCGAGATGGGCCTGTCCCTGGCGGTGGAACTGCACGCCTCGCAGGACCGCCGCGAGTGGCCGTTCCGCACCTCGTTCCTGGATGAGATCCTCCACACCGCCGGCGAATTCGCCCGTTTCCTCGAGGGCCGCCCGCACCACCTGCGCCTGATCCCCGCCCCTTTCACTTTCCCGCTGCCGGCCTTTCCTGGTCCGGCTGTACCCACCAGAACAGGAGAACACGGCATGTCTGTAACCATGACCGACGTCCAGCAGGTTTCGTACGCGGTGGAGCCCGAGGACTCGAAGGGCTTCCAGGTGGCCGACACCCTCACCTGGTCGTCCGACGACGGCGGCGCCGTGCTGACTGTGACCCCGGCCGATGACGGCCTGTCGGCCGTGTTCGCTGCCGTGGCCCCCGGCTCGGCGACGATCTCGGTGACCGACGGCACCCTGTCGGCGTCGGACCTGATCACGGTCACCCCCGGTGCTGTGGCGTCGCTGGTGCTCACCCCCGGCGCCGTGACCGACGAGGCCTGACCCATCCCCGCCCCGGATCCGGGAGGCGGCCCCTGAGCGGGGAGCCGTCTCCCGGCCCGGCGGTAAACCACAGGCTGCGCGAGAGGTGGGGCGGTGACAAACTCCTCCTCGGTGCTGCCGTGGACGCTGCTGATGCCGGCGGGCTCAGCGCAGAACTGGACGTTCAGTTTCACCACCACCGCCCCCGGTGGTGTGACGCCCTACAGCATCTCCGCCACGGCCTGGGAATATGTGGTGCGCTCGTCGGCGACCGACATGGGCACGCCACTGGTGAAGCTCACCCCGACCGCAGGCACCAACGGGGTCCTGACGGTCACCTCGACGGCCACCGTGTCGTCGGTGGAGATCGAGATGTTCCCGGTCGCGACCGCCGCCCTCACGCCCGGGGCCTATTTCCACGCGCTCTGGGAGTATCCCTCGACCACGACCGCGGTCACCTGGGCGACGGGGAACCTGATCGTGCAGGGCAACCCGCAGCCGTGACCATCCCGGTAGCGGCCGTCTCCGGCGCGCTGGACGATGTGGTGGTCACCGTCACCGGCGGGCCCCCGGCCGCGGTGACCCTCGCCCCGGCCGCGCAGGTGGCCGTGACGGCCGTGTCCGCGAACGGCCAGCAGGCCCTGTGGGAACCGCAGGTGCTGGGCCCGCTGCGGCCCGCAGCCCCGCAGGTGCTTACTCCCGCGCTCTGAAGGCCCGGGTCACGCCCGTTTCAGCACTCCCGAATAGCAGCGGAGGGGGGCACGGTGCGGGTCACAGTGGAAGATTCGTCCGGGAAAGTCGTGATCGAGGGCGGCACCGCCGCCACGGCCGCCCGTAAGGGTGAGTGGGACGGCTCCAGCATCGCCGGCCCGGTGGTGAAAGCGTCTCCGCACCGCCGCTACACCCTGCAGGTTGCCTACCCGGTCAACAAGGCCGACGCCGTGATAGCCGCGGACGGGCACCGGGACTTCACCGGCCCTGAGGCGCTCGAAGAGGCTGCCTGGGCGTACCTGACCAAATCCCCGAAGGTCGGGCTGCATCACGCCCCGGGCACCGACGGCAGCGGCACCGTAGTCGAGTCCTACATCTGGCGCGGGGACGACTGGACCATCAAGGCCTCCGACGGCAGCGAGCAGACCGTCAAGGCCGGGGACTGGCTCGTCGGCATCGTGTGGTCACCCGACGCCTGGGACCTCGTCCTGTCAAAACGGATCAATGGCGTGAGCATGCAGGGAAGCGCCAGCCGCCGCCGGCCGTCCCCTGAGGCGCTCGCGGCCCTGAGGAGCTGAACATGGCCAAGCCCGTGCTCGAGGACGATCTCGAAGGCATCACCGAGCTTGAGAAATTTGACCCCGATCGCGTCGACGGCGTACTCGCGCCCGCCTCGGGCCTGCCCTTTCTCGTCATCAAAGCCGCCCAGGGGGGTGACATGGACGCCGACAGCAAGACCGACTCCATGGACGGTGGTGACGACGACACCCGCCTGGTCCCCGGCTCCGATGAGGACGGTGAGGGCGTAGGGGGTGCGAAGAAGGAAGCCGACGACGACGCCGGAACTGCCGCCAGCGACGCGGACGCCGCTGAGGACGGCGCGGAGAGCGCCGCGAAGGAAGCCGCGCCCGAACTGGACCCTGACGGCACGCTGGCGGTGAAGAACGCCTCCCCGGACGACCAGGCGGCCTACCTGGCGGCCCTGAAGGAGCACCGCTCCACCGAGCCGCTCGGCAAGGGCGCGGCGACCGGCACCGAGTACCTGCAGGCGCAGGCCGCGTGGCGCAAGTGGTCCGCCCACGGCGACGCCGAGGGCCTCGACGGCACCCAGGCGGGCGCGGCGATCTGGCTGGCCAAGCACGGCACTGGCCCGGTCCCGGCGTTCGTGGGCGAGACCGGCCCCGAGCTGGTGACTCTGACCGGGGACGAGCCGATCGTCATCGGGGAAGCCGCGGAGGACATGCTGAAGGCCGTCATGGAGGCGGAGCGTCCGGTCTACAAGCGGGACATCGACACCGCCACACGGCGCCGTCTCGCGGCCGACCACAAGGCGCTGCCGAACCTGTCCTACCCGATCGAGAACAAGGAAGACCTGGGCAACGCGGCCGACCTCGCCCGCTCCGGGCACGGCGATGTCACTGCGGCCCGGCACCTCATCGCACGGCGGGCCAGCGAACTCGGCGTGCCCAACCCGCTCGATGACGGCAACGAGACCAAAAAGGACGCCGCCGAGACTCCCGGGATCCCAGAAGCGCCCGCCGTGCCTGCCGCCGTGGCCCCTGCCGCCGAGGTGGCCGAGAAGGCCGACGGTGACGACATGCCGAAGGGCAAGAACTGCGGCACCTGCAAGGGCAAGGGCATGATCCGCGGTGGCGGCATGAAGTGCCCCGCGTGCAAGGGCAAGGGCTTCATGAAGCCCACCAAGGCAGAAAAGGCCACCCACGCCGCCACCGAGGCGGTCAAGGCGACCCTCGCCGAGGGCCTGATCAGCGACAGGGTCGCCGGTGAGCTGATCGCCCAGATCCAGCAGGAGGCCGCCAAGGCCGCTGGGCCGGGCGCCCGGCCACTGCCGCCTGAGGTGATGCCTGTCGCGCCGCACCGCGAGCCTGACGGCACCTCCACCGTGGAGCAGCTGGAACCCGACGCTGGCCTGGGCACCGACCCGGACCAGCACATGGACCACGTGCCCGCGAGCGTGGCCGCGCTGTCGATGAAGGCCTCCTATGAGGTGCAGCGGATGCACGACGCCACCTGCGCCGCGTACGCCGCCGATGACGTGCTGGCCGCCTACCCGGCGATGAAGTCGGTCGCCGACGCGGTCGACCCGGAGCCGTTCGCGAAGGAAGCGGCCGAACTGCTCGGCAAGGGCGAGTTCGGCCCCGCGGGCGCGTTCTCCGCTCTCGCCGCGATGGCGCAGGCGTTCCGCAAGCGTGCCGCCGAGGTCCCGGCCGCGGTCGCCGACGGTCACGCCGCGCTGCACAAGTCGTTCATGGACATGTACCCGGACGAGCACATCACCCCGTCGATGGGCATCAAGCCCGGCTCGTTCCAGCGGCCCTACCTCGGTTCGGGCCACGCGGCCGAGTCGGCGAACAAGTGGACGGTGAACGTCCCGCCGTCCACCCACACCCCCGAACCGCAGCAGTTCGAGCGCGGCAACCTCACCGCCGGCCACCAGAGCCCATCCCCTGGCGACCACGGGCCGAACAACCCCAGCCCGCCCGGCTCAAGCGGCCACGAGTATTACTCGGCCACCGAGAAGGACATGGCCGCCGCCGCGATGCGGAGCATGCACGACCACATCCAGGCCACCTACGACGGCTGCTGCCCGATGGCCCCCGCCCGCACCGTCCTCCCCCCGGGGATGGGTGCCACGAACACGCCGGAGATGAAGATGCCCCACGCCACCGGCGGTGTCTCCACCGTCAAGGCTGCGGGCGAGGACATGGGCGGTGTCCCCGGCCCCTCCCGCAAGATCAAGGGCAACAAGGGCGCCGGCAAGAAGAAGATCGCCAAGATGCTCGAGCAGGCCCTGCGCGCGGCCGAGGCGAACATCCTCGGCCCCGCCGAAGTCGAGGCGATCATCGCCACCAAGCTCGCCGCCCACGCGGCGGACCAGAACACCCAGGTCACCAAGATGCAAGCGCAGCTTGACGAACTGGGTTCACAGCCTGACCCGGCCATGGCCCCCGTCCGGGGCCAGATGGCCCGGGCCGGTACAGGAACCGCTCAGCCCGTGGCGAAGCGGTCCCTGGTAGACGAGGCCCACGAAACCCGCGTCGCTGCAGCGGTGCAGGACCAGCGTGACCTCTTTGAGTACGTCACCAAGCAGGCGGCATCGCCTGACCCCGATACGCGGGAGCGCGCTCAGGCCCTCCTTGACCAGATGGCAGGTGAGCATGTTCCCGCCTGATCCACAGCGCTCTCCGGGCCCACGAGATGGGCCCTGTACATGCCTCACGGGAGGCACCCATGGACGCAGTAACGGACACCCCAGCGGTGCCCTACGGGACGGCCGCCGCGGCTGTCCTTGAAACCGCCGGTGAGAACCCGCAGTGGTACGCCAGCGCGGACCCGCACCGGTACAAGGCCCCGGACCTCATGCTGTCCGACAAGATGCCCGCGCTCGTCAAGGGCGCCGGCTACGCCAAGGTCGGCGGCAACATGCCGCTGTCCGACGACGGCGAGATCTTCAAGCGCAGCATGCGCGCCGAGCGCGAGTTCCGGTCGGCGATCAAGAAGGGCATCGAGCAGCCCGGTGAAGTGGTCAAGGGCCTCGCGCCCGAGTTCGCCGGCCAGTTCGGCGCCTTCATGTCGGCGTCGCCGCAGTCACAAGCGCTCGGCCAGCTGACCGCACAGCTCAACAACGTGCTGTCGGCCGAACTGGGCAAGAGCATCACCCTGACGTCGCCGCTGTCGACCGGTTTCGTGCCGTTCGACCTGGTGGCGCCGTCGTCGCTGATCTACCCCGTCTACAGCCCGCTTCGCAACAAGCTGGCCCGTGTGCCCGGCCAGGGCACCAGCAGGCGGCGCAAGATCATCACCGGCATCTCCGGCTCCCAGACCGGCCCGTCGGGCGGATCGTTCGTCCGCCTCGCGATTCCCGAGCTGGTGCAGTCCGGCGGTGCGATCTCCGGCGCGAGTTCCTCGGTCAACTGGCCGCTGAACCTGCCCGGAACTGGCACGCAGGACGCGGTTGACCTCAATATCCCTTACCGTTTTTGGGGATTGTCGGAAAACCTTTCCTGGCTTGCGCAGTTTGGCGGTCAGGGCTTTGAGGACATTTCCGCACTGGCCAATCTCCTACTGCTCCAGGAATTCATGCTGAACGAAGAGGCGAGCCATTTGGGCGCCACTTCTTCGGCCATTTCCGCACCCGGAGCCGCCACCCTCACCGCGAGGTCGGCGAACTCGGGTGAGACCGCACTGACCGGCATCACCACGAACGTTTTCGTGGAGGTCAGCGCCCTCACCTTCTTCGGGGAGACGGCAGCCGGATCGTCGGCGTCGGTTGCCTGGTCCTCGGGCCAGGTCGTGGACGTGCAGATCGCTCCGGTCGCCGGTGCCATGTGGTACAAGATCTACGCGACCACGGGCGCCTCCGCGGGCACCTACCACCTGTTCGCCAACAACGTTGGTGGCCTGTACTACACCCTCCAGGGTGCGCTGCCGACCACCACCGCCCAGCCTCTCTCGACCGACTCGGGCACCTCGTCCGCGAACGACGAAGAGGGACTGTTCTCCGTCCTGTCGGGTCACGCTGCGACCGCATCCGTGTACCCCAGCTCGTGGCAGGCCGGCTATGTGAATCAGTCGGTCGGCGACACCCTGAAGACCTCGGTCCTGAACACGGCGCTCCAGAACCTGTGGGATGGCACCGGGACCACGTACGGATCGTTCCGTGCGGACCCGGCCGAGATCATCGGGGAAGGCGGCGACATCGCCCGCCTGTCCAACGACATCGTGCAGAGCGGTGCCGCCACCAACTACCGGCTGTTCGTGGAGCAGTCGGAGGTGCCCGGCGTCCGCCTCGGCGCGGCCGTGTCGGAGTTCCAGAACCCGGTCACGCGCAGCGTGGTCAGGGTTGTCGTCCACCCGTGGTTGCCGCAAGGCAACGTGCTGCTGATGTCCTACACCATGCCTTTCGCGTGGTCGAACGTCAGCAACGTGGTGGAGTTCGTCGCGGTGCAGGACTATTTGAGCATCAGCTGGCCCGTGATCGACGCGTCGTTCCGGTATGCATATACGCTTGCCGCCTGACGGGGTAACCCGTTAGTGAAAATCCCGAGAATTGCTGGAAAGCCCGTATCACCTGCCCAGGCCACAACGTGGGGCGAAAGCCCGAGCGTGACGGCTTGAGAACTGGGCAGCAGGGGTAATCAGCAGCCGAGCCCACCTGGATTCGCTCCGATGGGAAGGTTCACAGACCATGTACGGGACACCCCTCCGGGGTGAAGATATGGCCGGGTCTGCGCTTAGCGGCGCAGAGGGCGGCAGAAATGACCGCCCCCTCCGCGAGAGCGGGGAGTAACAAATCGACAGCATGTTCATGTTCGGCGCCATGGTGGTCAACGCCCCGTTCTACTGCGGGCTTCTGCAGGGCATCCAGAAGTCGGACCGTTCCGGCTCGACGGGTACCTGGTCCTGATCACCAGTCAGTAGCAAACCGCTTGCGGGTCAGCCCCGGGACATCACGGTGCACCCATGCATCCAGTTCCGGGACTGGCCTGCCAGTGGCCACGATCGACCACGCGTTCTCGTGCCGCGTGTCACAGTAGGGGCCGCCGACCCAGATCCCCGTGCGCGCGAGGATGTGGTTCTGCATGACCTCCAGGAAATCGGGGTTACCCGATATCACGCTCCACCGGTACCTCCAGCGCCGGTCCAGGCTTCCGTCGCCGTCGTAAACGCCACAGATGTAGCTGTTCTCGTACTGCGGGGGCACCTCGTCGGCCCATGTGGTGATCAGGCTCTTGCAGTTCACTACACCGTGACGGGCCAAGTCGGCCGCTAGGCCCGCGGACTGGATCATGAACCGCACCATCGGCGTGGTTCGGGTCCGGTACGAGCCGATGCGGGCACTGGGCGCGATCTCCTGCCGGGCCAGTTCCGCCAGACAGCGGTCCTTCTCGTGAACCTCTAGCTTGAGCTGGTTCGCTGGGCTAATGCTCCCGTCTGCCACCAGCAGCCCGAGCAGGTATGCCTTCATGGGCGTGTCGATGACCCGGAAGTAGTCGGGCACGAGCGAGTTGCATCCGGCCCGCTGCCTTGACGGCAACTTCTCAAGGTGGGCCCGGACGAGGACGGCGTTATAGCTGCGCCCTAGCGTTTCGGCGATCTCGCCGGCCGGCACCGTGGCGTAGTGCTCGCGGAGGTAGGCCAGTTCTGCCTCGGTCCATGCGGGGCTATAGCCACCGCGCCGTGTACCGTCGGCCATGTCGACTCCTATCCAGTCGGCAGGTCCCCGCGAGCGCTCTGACCCGCCCGCGGGGACCGCGGTTATGTAAGGGCCTCAGGGCTTGTAGTAGAAGCCGTAGTCGCCGTCGATCTCGCTGCGGAGGACGTAGCCCTCGTCGTGCAGGCCCTGGAGGAAGTCGGCGAACTCGCGGGCCTTCTGGGCAGCCTCGGCCAGCGTCTTGGCCCCGTCGATGGTCCACTTGGCGCGCACGGCGTTGTCCTCGGGCTCTTCGTCATCCACGTCATCGTCGTCGGCCGCGACCGCCTGCTTGGCGAGCTGGATCAGCTCGTCGGTTGAAACCGGCAGCTCGTCCGGGCGGTGCTCCGGCTTGAGGGCGGATTCCTTGATCGCGAACTCCGTTACCTGCTCACTGTCGCGGTAAACGGCGAACGTGCCCCACTGTGCGACCACGGCGCAGCCGAGGTGGTCGATCTCGTAGGTGTGGCCACCGTCCTGGTAGGTGGCGATCGTCTCGTTGCTCATTCCTGTTCCCCTTTCGTCACGATCCGGTCAATGGTGGTCCGCCCGAGCCCGGTGAGGATGTGCACCTCTTCCCGGCTGATCCCCGCCTCAAGGGCCGCGAGGACGAGCGGGTCGCGTTCGGTGGCCAAGTTGCGCTGCCGACCACCCCAGCGGCGCAGGGCTCCCCGGAGCACCGCTGGCTGATTGTCTCTATCCATGCCCCCCATGATACCCCGTCCGATACACCGGACGCAACTACCATCCACCCTTTCCCCCCCGAAGGGCTGATGCACCATCAAGATCATCTGGCACTCGAACAGTCCCTGGTCACCGACTGGCTACGGTCAGCAAACAGCCATGTGGGTGCCGCGCCTGGCCGAACTGGGCCACGAGGTCATCATCTCCGCCTTCTACGGCCTCCAGGGTGCCCCGCTTACGTGGAATGACATCCCGGTCATCCCCGGCTCCGCCCCCGCGGACCCGTATGGGGCGCAGATGCTCGGGGAGCACGCCAAGCGCACCGGCGCGGACGTGGTGATCACCCTCGGGGACATCTGGGTGTACGGCCCGGAGCATCTCAAGGGCGTGCCGGTGTGCCACTGGATGCCGGTGGACTGCTCCCCGCTGGGGAGGATGGACGGGGACTGCCTGAAGGTCTCCAATGCCCCGGTGCTGGCGATGTCGCGGTTCGGGGAGCGGCTCCTGCGGGATGCGCTCCCGGATTCGGACATCTTCTACGTGCCGCACGCCATTGACACGAATGTGTGGAAGCCGGGTGAGGGCCGGGACGAGTGGCGGAAGATGCTCGGCGTCTCGGGCCGGTTCGCGATCGGGATCAACGCCGCGAACAAGGACGGTTTCCGCAAAGGCATGTTCGAGCAGTTCGCCGCATTCCAGCTGCTGCATAAAAAGCACCCGGACACGGTGATGCTGGTGCACGGCATGGTCCGTGAGCAGCACGCGGTGGACCTGTCGGCGATCACCGACTACCTGGGCATCGGGGACTGCGTTTCCTTTGTTGACCAGTACCCGTACCTGACGGGCCAGGTTCCGCAGGAGCATCTGATCAACTGGTACGGGGCGCTGGACCTGTACTCCGCCGGCTCGCTCGGTGAGGGTTTCTGCCTGCCGGTGCTCGAAGCGTCCGCGTGCGGCATTCCGACGGTGGTGACGGACTGCTCGGCGCTTTCCGAGGTCGGTGCGGCCGGGTGGAAAGTCGGCGGCGAGGAATTCTGGAACCCGACGCACCGCGCTACCTGGATCAAGCCATCTATACCGCAGCTCGCGAAGGTCTACGAGACGGCCTATCAGCGGGGCAAGGAATATACCGCCAAGAAGGCTAAGGCCCGGGACTTTGCTCTGCAATACGACACTGAGCGTGTCTTGGTGGACTATTGGAAGCCGTGCTTGGACTGGCTGGAACCATTGATGGCCGAACGAAGGGCGAAATATGCCGCCGAATCGGCTACAATGGAAGTGTGACGGGTGAGAGCACGCAGTATGCCGCTATACACATGTACCTGAATGCGCACTACTCCAAAGAGGGAATTCGCGAGGAGTGCGGCAAGGCCGCGACTAGCCAGTGGGCGCTGATTAAAGGGCGCTCGTATTCGCGCAACCGCCAGGATTACCGCGAGTTGTGCGTACGGTGCCACATGCAGTACGACAAGGGTGGCGAACTCAGCGTTACCGCGAAACTGACCGAGGCGCAGGTTGTTGAGATCCGGCAGCGGTACCGGCCGGGCAAGCCGGGTGGCGGCCCAGGGTGCGCACGCAGGGAAGGGTCGACCCGGGCGCTGGCCGAGGAGTTTGGCGTCAGCCACACCACGATCAGGAAGGCCGTAGCCGGCATCAAGTGGGCATCCGTCCCGATGGATGACCCGGAAGAAGGGATAACTCTCTTCTAGTCTCGCACTACGCCATCCAGGAGAACCCACGTCTGGGTCTGCCGATCCCACACGCCATTGCGGATGAGTGCGTTCATGTTAGGGATGGCATCCGGGTGATCCGGCCCGCAGGGCACCGGTGATCCGGTAGGCGGGCAGTACACCCACAGTCCGTACCGGCGGCATTCGGCGTAGCCGTGGGGCTCGCCCATCCAGATGTCGTGGCCGCAGTCGTGCGGCTCCTGACCTATCAGCGGGCCGATCGCCCCACAGGCAAGCCGCTGCTGGCCGGTGTGCACGCAGGTGGCCATGTCGCAGCCGTCGTCATGTGGCTGGCCGCTTGCCGCGCCGCAGTCGCGGCAGTTCAGGTCATTGCTCACCCCCTAAGCATGACAGGAGCACCCCCCGTGATCTCCCTCCTGGCACCGACCCGGAACCGCCCGGCTAGCGTCCGCCGGCTCATCCACTCCGCCCGCCAGACCGCCGACAGCCCGTCCGGCCTGGAGTTCGTGTTCTACGCCGACTCCGACGCCCCGCTGCCGGAGGACATCACCTCCCGGCTGGATGTGGTGACGATCACCGGGCCGAGGATCGTGCTGTCGGCGATGTGGAACGCCTGCTACGGGCAGGCCTCGGGCGAGATCGTGATGCAGGCCGCCGATGACATCGTGTTCCACACCCCCGGGTGGGACACCGCGGTGCTGGCCGAGTTTGAGAAGGTGCCGGACAAGATCCTGCTGGTGCACGGCGAGGACGGGATCCAGGGGCCGGACCTGGGCACGCACTCGTTCCTGCACCGCCGGTGGGTGGAGACCCTCGGCTACTTCACCGCCCCGTACTTCAGTTCCGACTACGGGGACACGTGGATCAACGACCTGGCGGACAAGACCGGGCGGCGCGTCTATTTGCCTGACGTGAACATAGAGCACCTTCACCCCGGGGTGGGCAAAGCGCCGTTCGACCAGACTCACACTGACCGGGTGCTGCGCGGCCAGCGGGACAACGTGGTGGCCCTGTGGGCGTCGCTGGAGGCCGAGCGGGTGGCTGACGCGGCGAAACTCCAGGCGGTCATCGACGCGTTTGCTGCTGTTTAAACCGGGCCGCGCGTTCGCAGTGTGAGTGTCAGCCCTCCGTCGGCCAACTCGCCCTTGATCAGGTCGGCGTACATCGCCCGGCCGTGACCGTTGTCGTCATCCACCACGGTCACGATTGAGCCGGGCCGTGCGCCGTCTACTTCCGGCCGTGGCCAGAACAGGGTGAACTCTTCATCACCCAGAGGCACGCCGGTGGGTGCGGGCAGAACGGCCTCGTCAAAGACGAGCGTCAGCGGGTGCTCGGGCTCCACGGGCTGCGGCGTGAGGGTGTGCGGCAGTTCCCATGTCTGCCCACAGTGGCCGCAGGTCAGTTCCTTGGCGAAATAGCCATCAAAATGCCACTGCCGCCCGCAGGCGCAGTAGAAGTCCAGGCAGGCATCGGTGCCCTTCCACTGAAGGAACACGCTGGGTTCGTCGCTCACCCCCCCATCATTCAGGAGACTCCAGCGTGACCGATCCCGGATTCGGCCAGCGGCAGGTAGAAGCCTGGTCTAACCCCCCGGTCGATGACGTCGGCTACCTGCCCGCTGAGGCGATGCTCAAGATGAGCGACGAGCAGCTGCTCACCCTCGCGGACACGATGCGCCGCTCCCGGTATGACGGGGAACGCAACCACGGCAACCGGTGGCGTGACGTGATGGGCCTGGACGAGCTGACCGGCCTGGACGTGCTCGACTTCGGCTGCGGCGTCGGCATGGAGGCGGTGGAACTCGGCCGCCGCAACCGGGTGGGCCTGGCCGACATCAGCGGCCTCAACCTCGAGGTCGCCGGGCGGCTGCTGTACCTGTCGGGGTACCGCGATCCGCTCACCTACCACCTGGTGCAGACCGAGCCGCCGTACATCGACGCCGCAGACGGCTCCTACGACGTGTTCTACGCCAGTGGCGTCCTGCATCACATCCCGTGGGCGCGGCAGATCATGGAACACGCCCACGCGCTGCTGCGGCCCGGTGGGCAGTGCCGGCTGATGCTGTACTCCGACCAGGGGTGGCGTGAGGCGACCGGCACCGAACCGCCCGCCGACGTGACCACCGACCGCTCGTTCCGCCGGTTCATCGCCTTCTTCGACTCGGTCGGCGAGTACAGCGACTGGTACAGCGAGGCCCGGCTTGTGGAGCGGTTCGGGGACCTGTTCACCGTTGAGCGCTGCGAGTACCTGACCGCTACCGGCCGGTTCCTCGGCGCGGTCCTGAGACGGAAAGACTCCCCGGATGGACTATGAGCGGGCCCACGCGGACATGCGTGAGCGCGGGTTCACGATCGTCACCGAGGACGAACTGGGCTTCCCGGGGCTGAGGTTCAAGATCCTGGCGGAGATCTTCCGGCCCGAGGTGCTGCTGCCGAACCCGGACACCCAGGGGCCGGTGCCGGACCGGTGGCGGGCGAAAGACTTCCTCCACTACGAGTGGGCCGATGGGCAGACGTGCCTGCTGACTGAGACCTCCGCCGACCGGTTCGCCCGCCTCGGCGTGGAAGGGCGGCCCGCGCCGCGGCTGCACTGGATGAAAGTCCCCGGCGGCGCGGAGATGGCCGCCGCGCAGCTGTCGCTCATCCCGCCTGAGGCGCGGCACGAGCGGGGCACGTGGGGCGTGCACGCGTTCCGGAGCTTTAACGACGTGGTGAACTCGCCGCACCGCGACGGGTTCGAGTACGGCATCACCTACGTGCTGGACCGGATCGGCGACGGTGCACGGTCCTACCTGTTCGAGAACGACGTGCAGGTGCTGGACCACCAGCTGGCACCTGGGGAGATCCTGCTGTTCCATGACGCCCGGTTCATGCACGGCGCCACCCCGCTCGAGGGGCCGCCGGGGCGCCGGCGGGACGCGCTGGTCATCCAGTTCGACGCCCCTGAGGACATCGTGGCCGCGCAGGAAGAAATCGCTGAGCAGGCAGGTGCGGCCTAGGGCAGTCCGTAGTCCGGGCCGCTGACGCGCTCCACAGGGCATTCCGGGGCACCCCCGGCGCAGCGCATCCCGGCGTTGGACGCCACGTGCACATGCTTACCTTCGGCAAGCGCCAGCATGATTGCGCACTTCATGGCTGCAGTTCTCCCATTGCGCCTCGCTCCCCATAGCGGGACGTAATCCCGCCACGGCATGCCTTCGTTCACCCCTAGCGCACCACCTCGGGCAGCATCGCCCGTACCTTCGCTTCAAACTCCTGCGCCGACTCGTCGTCATCGAACTGGACGCCGATCTGCACGACAACATTCTGCGCTGTGCCTGACTCGTACCCGGCACGCTTGTTGCTGAGCAGGTACACCGGCCGGTAGTCGCGCTCAATACGGACGTCCCAGCTCACGACATTGCGGGCCCCGCCGGGCTTCTCGGCTAGATCACTTATCGGCATCCCCCTATCCTCCACCCCCCATGGAGTACGGCTTTGAACCTCGGCATGATCGGGCTTGGGAAGATAGGGCTTCCGATCGCCCTGACCCTGGAGTACCACGGCCGCCACCAGGTCGTGGGCTACGACGTGTCCCCGCTCCCGGCGAAGATCCTCGCCGGTGAGGCTGATCCTCCGCAGGAGGAGGGCATCGGGCCGCTCCTGGAAGCCTCCAGCCTCAAGGTCCTCCCGTCCACCGGTGACGTGGTGGCCGAGTCCGATGTGGTGTTCGTGGCCGTGCAGACGCCACACGCACCCGCCTACGGGGGAGAGGTCCCGGCCCCGGCTGAGCCCCGCGATTTCGAGTACGCCTACCTGGTGCAGGCGGTCCGGGACGTGTGCCGCGCGGCGCAGGAGCAGGGCAAGGACATCACGGTCGTGGTGGTGTCGACCGTGCTGCCGGGAACCACGAACCGGTTGCTCTGGCCCCTGGTGAACGACCACGTTAAACTCATCTACAGCCCGGCCTTTATTGCCATGGGCACGACGGTCAAAGACTTCTGCGCACCGGAGTTCGTGCTCGCCGGGGTGCAGCGCGAGGGCGACGAGGCCGCGCTGCGGCAGGTGCTCGGCACGGTCCACCGCCGTCCGGTGCTGACGATGAGCATCCCGAGCGCTGAGCTGGCCAAGGTCGCTTACAACACCTTCATCTCCGCCAAGATCGTCTTCGCGAACACGGTCATGGAGATCTGCCACAAGACCGGTGCCGACTGCGACGACGTGACCGGTGCCCTGGCGCGGGCGACTGACCGGGTGATCTCACCCCGCTACCTGAGCGGCGGGATGGGAGACGGCGGGGCCTGCCATCCGCGTGACGGGCTCGCGATGTCGTGGCTGGCGGAGCGGCTGGACCTGTCGTATGACCTGATGGGTGAGATGACCCGCGCCCGGGAGGCACAGGCCGGGTGGCTGGCCGACCTCACTGTGCAGTACGCCGAACTGACCGGGCTGCCCATCGTGATCCTCGGCAAGGCGTACAAGCCGGGCAGTGACCTCACCGCGGGCTCCCCGGCGCTGCTGCTCGCGCAACTCATTGGCCCACGGTCCCCATGGCCGGCGAATGAGCTGACCGGCGGACTGACGGCGCCAGGGCTGACGGCGCCACGTCCGCAGCAATGGGATCCCCACACCGACGACTGTGACGCGCCGGACTACCGGGCCGTGTACGTGATCGGCACCCGTCACCCCGAGTTTGAGCGCTTCGAGTTCCCGGCCGGCTCGGTAGTGCTTGACCCGTGGGGCTACATCCCCGACGCCCAGGGCGTGACCGTGATCCGGATCGGCCGCAAGTCATGAAACCGTCCCGCTGCCCGCACTGCCTTGACGACGGAATCGTCTGCGAGAACCACCCGGAGTACCCGTGGGAAGTGACCGTAGAAGGCCACCGCGTGGACTGTTACGGGGCTGCCGGGATGCCGTGCCCGTTCTGCTGCTCGTCCATACCGGAGGATGGCCGCCATTCCATCACCGAGGCGTTCATCCCCGACTGGA